CCGTACTTTTGCCATAGTAACCGCCGTCAGCGAAGTACACATCACGACTGCTGAGCCTGCCTTGCACATGATGCAGAATCTGTTGGTCACCCAGATAGATCGCAGCATGATTTGGCACAGGTGACCGAAGATTCATCAACAACGCATCACCGCGCTGCAGCTCTTCAACCGGAATCTTGTGAAACCCTTCCTTCTGAAAGTTCTCTAGATACAGGTTCTCGCCGTGATCCCACCACTGATCCCGACGGTCATAATCCCGCAGCTCAAGTCCCCACTCCCTTCCGTACCAATCACGGCACAGGCTGTAGCAGTCCACAATCCCGTGAACAAATTCACGCCCCACATACGGAAGCTCGAAGCCCTCTGGCTCGCAGTAGCCCCAACCTTCAGTGTTTGGGTTGACGATGAACCACGGCAAGCCGGACTTTTCGCACGCAACACGATCAGCAGGTGATGGAGCGGGATTTGTTTTGGGATGGCTGTGAACAACAGCAACAATTTCGCCCTTGTCTTCTACGTCGTCCCAACCGTCAAGAACAAAATGCTCGTCAGGCGTTTCAGCAATGTTGCGGCAGGGAAAGTAGCGCCTACGTCCTTTGACTACAGCAACTAGGCCACAGCACTCTTTAGGAAACTCATCCTTTGCGTGCTGCAGAACGTCCGCCTGCATCGCATCAGTTAGCTTCATCGGATCAATCCTGCACCAGGGAACGAACCAAACGGCAGCTCACCGTTCTCTCCAAACCGTAGCTTGCAAGATGCGATGCGCTTGCCGCATACATCTTGCGCCAACGTGCTAACTGTATTGCCATTGACATCAAAGTAATCAGTGCCTGAATACCCACACTCAGTGCTGCGGTAAATCCATTGGCAGGTGTTAGCGACAATCTGACGTTTCGGAATTTTCTGGCCTGCAAGATCGAATGCACTGGATAGCTCAAAAGTGACAATATCCCGTGTCTCTGTTGCTTTTCGCGAGATCCTCCAAATCTCATCTGGGAACTTCGCATTAGGGTCGGCGCTGCTTTCACCGTCGATGTAACGCTTGAGGGTGCGAATACGTTTGACAGTGGCACCCGTTAAGTCGTTGCCGGCTGTTGTTTGATTCACAAGAGCCAACACAGTGGTCATGTTGCCGTCAAGGTTGGCAATCGTAAGAGTTGGCTGAGGCAGAGCACCAGTAGAACGCATCTCGAAGCCCTCAGCGACTACAGGCATGCGTGTATAAGCATTCCCGTCCCACACAATGTTGCCTGTTACATCAGCATTACTGCCTGCATGAAAACGGTAAACATCAGTGCTTCCGTGAAGTGTGTTGTCTAGTTGAAGCTCAAACAGCTCAATGATTGCACTAGGAGCCAACGCAGAAACATCGTCATAGACGCTGCTGATTGCTTTCCATGTAACCGTTCCATCAACAACGGCACCAGTTATTACGCATTGATCGTTAAAAACAAGCAAACAGTTGCCAGCGACCGCATCTGCATCAGCCGTGTCAACGGTGCTGTCTACATTAAAAAGGCTTGTAGGCCACGCAGGCTCTGAGCTGCCTGATGTTCCAGCTCCAATGCACTCAAAAACTATGCCGTTGTTTTGCGATGTCGTGGCGCGTCGAACGTCGCCAACAGCAAACGCGGTGCTAGCAGCCCAAGCGGTATAAGCCATTACGGTTCAAAGACTTGGCGGAAGGTGGCGTTGATTGTGGCGCGATTTAAGTACGGAATCGACTTGCTCCAGCTCTCACAAACGAACTTAGATGCGCTGCCCTCCCCTGGCGGGGTAAAATCAAACGGTGCTGAATCATCAGCACGGGCATCAAGGAAGGTTTCGATGGTATCTGAGTCAGTTTCAGAAACCTCAAAGGTCAGTTGATAGACCTTGGGATTTTGCTGAAGTCCGTACTTAAGTCTGGCTTCGTAGCCATCACCGAAGCGCACAGATCGCGTAATGGGACGGCTCCGTTTTTGGATGCCGTATGTGGGCGTGATTGAGGGGAAAGTTGCCATCAGACACCAGCAAGAAGGCCACCAGGCCGTTTCTGTTTCAGCAGTTCCTGTTGTACTGCCAACCCGATGGCCTTGCCAAGCTGAGCGCCTTGGCCGCTGCTGGCATCAGCTGAGGTCTCTGAGGCATCAACGTTGACAGTAATAGTCGTGCTGCCCATGCCGACACCGTTAGGCAGGATCGTTCCAGCACGGTCAGGGACAAACAGCTCAGGCCCTCGCTCACCGACGATCGAGGGGCGACCAACAGCTGGACGGCCACCATTTGCAAAGCCGGGGAGAGCAGAGAATAAGCTACTGCCAGGAAAGGCAACTTGAAGCAGTGAGTTGACGCCAAGCTGCAACAGCTGACGCCCGATGCCTTGTAACGCGCCGCCGAGGGCTTCAGTGACACTTTTGGCTTGCATCAACGAATCAACGATTGCTGTGCTGATTGTGTTGCCAACCTGTTGGTACAGGTCGTTCAAGATTTTGGCCTGCTTTGCCCTTTCGTCTTCTATGCGTTTGGCTTCAAGGTTTTGCTGGTTTTGATAGACCAGCTTGCCTGTCAATTTGATTGCTTGATCGACCAGTTTCGCATTGTCTTCAGTCCTGATTGCAGTCAGTTCCCCAATGTCAAACAACAGCTGTGCCTGAACCCTTTCTTGTTCAGTGCCAGCTGCGGCCAAAGCATTCCTCAGCTCAAGCTGTTTGACCTGCCCCTTAAGGCTTGCCAATGGATCAGTGGTGGTGCTGCCATTGCCACCGCCACCGCCGCCTCCTCTTCCTGACAGCAATGCAGGTGGCTGTCCGGTCGCAATCTTTGGCGCACTAACCGTTGGGCCTCTTGCACCTTCAACCCTGCGCTGAACCTCTCTGTTAATTAAGTCGTTTGTTATTTGCGAAACAACTGAAGAAGCTGAGCCCTTATACGTCTTACCTAGGTGCCTAACGACAACCTGACCGGCACCAAAAGGCCCGCCAGGCATTGGCCCGGCAAACCTCATGACTTCCTGTTCAGCCTCTTGCTTAAACCCTTGCTTCTCCAAGTCTGTTAACGAACGAGCAGCAAAAGCTCGATTTATGTTGTCAACAAGGTTGATGGCAATCGAAAGGGCACCCTGTAAGGCAGGGCTTAGCTTTTCGCCAATTTTTTGTGCTATGCGCTCAATTCCGTCAACTAAAGTGCTGAACTTTCCTGCAAGCGTGTCTGACTGAGCGATTGCACCGTTGGCATACTTGCCGCCTGTGTCCGTGATGTTTTGCAGCGCCAAGTTGACAGCATCTGCGCTGATCCGACCGCCCTCTAGCGCCTTGCGGAACTCGTCCGCAGTCAGCCCATACATCTTCTGCAGCTCGTCTTGGAGGCTGACGCCACGCTCTTGCAGTTGCAGCAGCTCCTCACCCTGCAACCTTCCTTTCGCTTGGATCTGACCAAACGCCGTAGCTATGCCGCCAAGGTCAGCACCAGTCGCGCCAGCAACGTCAGCTAGCCGCTTAGTGACATCAACGACCTCTTCTGTTTGGAAGCCAAAAGCCTTAAGGCGTTTAGCCGTTTCAATCAGCTCCGAGCTAGTAAACGGCGTCACCGCACCAAACTGCTGCAGTTCGCTGATAATGTTTCGAGCATTGCCTAGCGAGCCAGTCAGAACCTCAAGGCTCTTCGTCTGCTTCTCAAGTTCTGCAGTTTTGAAAATGACGAACTTGCCAGCCTGGAAAACACCAAAGCCAGCAGCAAGACCGCGAACAGCCTTGCCAAGATTGTTAACTCCTTTCGACGCTCTATCAGCTGCCCTCCCTGTTTCCCTAATTCCTTTATTCGTTCGACGGATACTGTTCTGCGCCCCGTTTGCAGCTCGTTCGAGCTGCTTAGTGCTATTCGTGATCTTGCTGATCTTGCCGCTGGCCTGATCGTTTAGCTTGATCAGCAGGGTTACGTCCTTTGCCACGGCTGCTCAGCAATAAGTCAATACTACCGCCGCCTTTGCTTTGCGCGCTGCATCGCTTGCTCTTCCATATCTGACTTCAGTTCGTAGTACGCAGCAAAGTGAACAAGCTCCGCATCGGTTAGTTCTGTGCGAAGCCTGCTAACTGTCATGCCTAGTTCGCAGGCCAGGTGGAACTCAAAGAAGGTCCACTTGTCCTGCTTCAGTCGTTTTTTGCGTCTTCGAGATCGGCATCATCTCCAAGACCGAACAAAAACAGCTCGATCTCATTCAGTACAGACTCAGGCAACTGGCGCTGAAGCTTGTTCGCATCCGCAGCAGCGAAAGCCTTAGTGCCATCCTCAAGCTCTGCAATCTGGCAAAGCATGTTGGTGCTGATGTCCAGTGCCTCATCAGTACCAGCCAACTGCTGTGCTTTTTTACGGTCGGCGCGGGTGATCGGCTTGAAGTAAAGATCGATGATCTTTTTGCCTTCCGCGTTCTTCAGTTCAAACTTGCGACGCTGGTTGAGGTCAAACGCCCCAACCAGCAGATCAACAGTTCGAGATTGAGCAGGCATTTAGGCGACACATTTATC